GAAAATTCGTTGCCTTCTTCAGTCTTGTTACGCAACTTGTTTAGCACAGCACCTGCAACACGTTCGCCAGCGGCTTTGCTGCCATAACGCTCGCCTGCACTTTTGGCAATCTTAGAAAATTGCTTGCCTGGCTTGCCAATGTCTTTGCCAGCGGCAGCAGCTTTGGCACTGTAACTAGACTCGAGAATAGTTTTTAACTCGCTTTGCTGAACACTTTCAGTCGCTTGTGTTTTTGCTTCGCTGTCTTTGCCAGCAATTGATGCTAGTGTTTTGTTTAGGTTGTAAAAAAAGCTCATTGTATTATCCTCTTGGGTTGTAGCCAGTTGCTGGCTTTGCTGGACGCTTAACGTTTGTCATAGGACTAGTGTCGCCCATTGGTAAACTGTTGGTAGTGACAGCAGGAGGGGTTTTACCACCGGCCACTGTGAATGCACTACGGTACGTGTTTTTTAACACTGCATGATCTTCTGGTGCGGCTGCATAGTCTTTGTACAAGGCTTTTTGTTCAGCATCAGGAGCAGGATAAGGAGATGTCAACAAATCCTTGTTTTGCGCTTCAATGTCAGCAGTCAGTTTGTCGTTGCTGTTTTCGTAAGGCACAGTCAACATACGTACACGATTTGGATCAAGGCCCAACAACTGTGCTATTTGTTGAATTTGTGGTTCAATAGCAGGATAACGGAACTCTACATCCATGTGTGTGCAACTTTCATTGTCAAACGCTGGAAAGTCTGCTAGTTTGGCCATTACAGGCGTGGTTTTTGGTGTAGAAATCTTGACAACGTCAAACTGTTGAAGTTTTTCTTCAAGCGCCTTGACCAAGTCTTTGGGAGTATCGCCCGCAATTTTAATGCGGTAGTTGTATACTCTTTCGTTTTCTGACAAATATTCTCTGAAATGTTTCATAATTAATCCCTATACGATATTTATGCTTGTTTATTCTTTTGATCTCTTGCGCCAAGTAGACGTTCAAGTAGATCATTGCGGCTCAACACTTGCCCTTCGACAGTGTCGATAGTGTCAGTGTCATCTTCGTTTTTACCACTGAGTTTTTCTTTGTCAAGATCCAGTTTAGCTTTTTGCATCTGCAATTGAATCATTTTTAACTTTTTGTTCATCTTGGCAGTTTTGGCAGTGAGTGCATGTCCGAGCATAGCGCCTGCTACTGCAAATATTTCACTGGCATAACGACTGTCGACCTGCATGCCAAGATCCATCAAATCATCAAATGTTTCAGTAGCTTTGGTTGCCAGTTGATCCATTTCGTCATCGCTTGATTCTAATCCACGCACACCAGGTAAGGCTGCGTCAATCTTGTCAATAGCACTGTCGATCTCTGTTATAGCGTACTGTGCAGTAGCAACATCAGGCACAGTTTCCTCAGAGTCAGCAGTGGTTGATGGCAAATCAAACAGTTCTTCTAATTTTCTAGTCATACCGTATTTACCGTATTAACAGTGTTGCGTGGCTTATTTTCCACCTTGGTGGAACATGTCTTCTTCTGTGATAACTCTAAACTTCAATCCGTTGCGCTTGCACCATTTGGTAGCTTGATCCCATTTGGCATAGTTGATTGCCACAACCATACGATCTCGGTTGCTCATCTTACTTTCAATGACACTTTGCTTTTTGGGTTTTATTTCAATCAGTTCGGCAATCAGCGTGTTGTTTCGTGTTTTGTAAGTTATCAAAAAGTCTGGAACATAGATGCTTTGTTTTCCTGTGACGGGATTGCGATAAGGTATTTGTATTGATTCACTGGCCCATTGCATCACATTATCGTTGTTGTCAAGGAATCGCATAAATGCCAACTCCCATCCTGATCTGTAACGCGGAACACCGTTGCCCACATACTTGGCAGTGTTTTTAACTGTGTACGGGCCTTGTGCAAACTTGCTCATGCTCTAACATTTCGCGCCGCATAGTAGTTGGGTTGCACAGGTTGTGACACACCCAGCAATGTACTATTGCTACGCAAGTTGTTGAGATAGTAAGCAATAGTTATATCTAATTCAGCAGGACCAGTTGACGTTTGTATTTGTTGTAACAAAGTCATAGCAGATATGCCTTGTTGATTTGCAACTCTAAATATGGCTGTTGTGAAATTTTTGGCTGCTGATTTTGTGGTGTAGATTGATTCAAAATATGAAAGCACTGCATCCCACTCATTCACAGGCACAACAGATTCAAACCCGTAAAAGTCGTCAAACACACGAACTGTAAGGTCTACGTTATAATTGGGATCGTTGATTGTGCTCATTTTGGTGCCTTGGGAAAGAATTGACTATTTGCAGAATTGGTAGCGTTTCTTAGTGCGCCGGGTAACCCGTTGCGTAGTATGTCTTGTTGTGCTGTTTTGGAATCATTTCTGATAAGATCACCAATAGAATTATTTTTCAGTACACCCTGAACATTAAGAGCTTTTTGTACGCCACCCAACACATTGGCTAGGCTTCCTTGGCCGGATGCCAATGCTTGCACATCTTCAAGAATGCCAACACCTGCATCCAACAAGCCGCCTTGACCCAGCACAGTGGCTTGGCTACCTTCACGTGCCAATGAACTTCTAATTTGATCGTAATGGTCAGGATCGCCGAATCCGACAACATTGGTGTCAGGACGGCTTGCGCCAATTGCACCAGAATAATATTTTACAGTTTCGTAACGTATTGTAACAGTATGTGTCATTGTGCCGGTGCCTTGTGCATAATCATATGTGTCATGGCGCCAGTCTGTGATCATTGGATTGATCAACACATAGGCAGCAAACTTGTGTTGATTCAAGCCGTAGATTTTGATATCGTTAAAGAACGCAGGTTTTCCATTTCCAGTAAATGAGCCGTCGCTGTACGACTCTCCTGCGAAACCCCAGTCGTTTACAACACGATCATTGTTGTAAGTGTCGCTGGTATTGTAACTGAATCCAGTTGGAGTTGTTTGTAGGTTTCCGCTGGTGCCGTTGGTGTTGGGCACGCCTTCGTATTGGTTAACAGGGTCCTTGTAATAGTAATTGAAGTAATTGTACCACAAGTTGCGAATTAAATCTCCGCCATCATCGTTGAACGTTATTTGCACAGGCTGATAGTTGATTTTGGTCTGTACTAGACGTTTACGATTATATTGGTTCAAAGTTTCAACTTCAAGTTGATAACTGGGAAGATCAATTGTTTTAACTGACAAGCCTATGCTGGCAGCGTCTCCATTGCTCAGCATTTGCTGCACACCAGGAATTTGTGGATTTAAATTAAAGTAAGTGTGAAAAAGGAACTTGAGTTTAGGAGCAAGTTCGTAGCCGTTCGTGCGAAAGGTTTTACTGGCGTGGGTATAATCTCTTAACCCGTTGTCACCAATAAAACCTTTAAGAAAGTCTTGTCCAAAACTCATTAGAGTCCTGTAGTTACGCCAGTAGCAACGTCTCCTGCTCTACCAACCAATGTACCTGCTGTACCAACGCCGCCGCCGGTGATTTGGTTGGCATTGTCAAAAGTAATGGTCATTGCAACAGTCATTGCTTCGCTTGACCCATAATTGGCATCACCATAATCCACTGATTTCAAATAGCAACCATACAATTCCCATGATTCAAGAACAATTGGTTCCACAGCACCGTTGCCACCGTCCAGCACTTCAAACTTGGTAATAAACTTGTAGTCAATACCGGCACTGGCACTGGCCATTTCCATAAAGTCCAATTGCTTTTGCAGTTGTTCACCAACTAGTTTTTGTACATTTGCACCAGCATCGTCGCGCAGGTTGCAAGTGACGTCGGCCCAGGTATGCTTGCCGGCCATTTTGATTGTTGAGTTGTAAATTGGAATATCAATTTGTGCAAAGTCAACTGAAGGACGTTTAAAGTCAATCACTTGCTTGGTTAATTCTGTTACAGGTGCAGCATTGTTAGCGGCTCCAAAATTTTCAAATATCACTCTGAATCGATATTTGAGTTTGGGCATTAATACGCCCTGTGTTGAAGCACTTTGGTCACTGGCCAAAGGAACTGTCATTCTACTTAGTGATGATACGGCCATTTGTTGTTCTCCTATATACTGTTATTTATGGTAATCGAGTCTGGTGAAAAAGGAGTGTTGCCACTCCCTTTTCCTTACCCAGCAGCAATCTCTCCTGTGTTCTTGATGCGAACTGGAATGTAGACAAATTCAACTGCCTTAACTGGCTCAATGGCAATATCGACATACAATTCATTGCGATCAATACGAGCTGGTGTGTTGTTTGTCAAGTCACACACAACCAAGTAATCGTACAGCGCACGTTTGGCAACCAAGTCAATCATCAAACCGTCGATGGCATTCTTGATCTGATTGCGAGTGATCTGATCATTTGGTTCAAACAAGTATTGCTTACCAACTACATCTAGTCGTCCACGGATAAACGCAACCAATCGTGCCACGTTGATGCGATCCAATGCACTACTAGTGGTTGTACTTGTCTTGTTACCAAAGTTGGTGATACCAACTCCAGGAATGAATGTGATTGGGTTGATTGAATTTTCATACAACACATCACGCAGTCCTTGACGCACACCCAATGGTTCAAATTCACCAGTGGTTGCATTGATATATCCAATTTGCAACGCATTGTCAACAACACCGCGACGGGTTCCTGCTGGCGCAAACCACGGGAACGATACTTCGTCACTGCGGATGATTGTTCTAATCATCATATGACTTGGTGCTGTTACTACAGAACTACCACTTAGATCAGTTGTTTGGCAACTTGGGTAGAATGTGCCCATGTAAGTGTCAGCAGCAATTAAGCCGTCAGCAGTGTCTAAACCTAGTCCATTGTTGTTGCTGGCCCATGTCAACACGTCCTGTGGGTTCAATCGCAACGGAGTATCACCAATGACAAATGCTGTGTTGTTGCGTTCGTTGTTGAGTGCAATCATGTTGGGTGTCAATTCAGGATATGCAGGTGTTGCTATCAAGTTGAACTGACGCTGTTCTTCGCGGATATCAGTGTTGGTATCAATGCCAGCCTTCATAGCCGCAACAATCAAAGCACGTTGTGCTTGACGGCCCATGTAGGCAGCACCATTGGCTTTTAGTCCACTAGCAGTTACCCATGCATTGGTTTCTGTTGGCAACGTATCGTCTGGGAATGTGTCAGCGTTAAAGTAATTTACTTGGTAACTCTTGACGTTGAATCCTGAACGACGTGTGTTGAACAACAACATACCTTGTGGATATAATGTAGGTACAGGTGCATCCAAGTCTAAATAATCGCTTGTTAACAAACTAGTAATTGTTGGGAAATCGCCTGTAATTGGATCAGTAGTGCCGTTTGATGCCCAACGAGCATCAGCAAATAATACGCCACTTTGCGTGGTTTGATCAGCATTGTCAACCACTACCCATTGATCAACTCCGCTTACACTTTCCCAACGACTTAGCACTGGATAGTTTTCTAAATCGCTTGTGTCAATCCACAAATCGCCATACACCAATGGAGACTCAGATTCGTCAGTTTGTGTAGTTGGTGCACTAGCACTGATAATAGGACCGGTAGCGTTGGTATTGCTCAAATCGTAACCACGAACATCGTTTGTCACGTTCTGATAACCTTGCCATGTACCGTTGTCCTGAATCATGATGTCAACTTGATCAGCAGCACTGTAGTACCATAATGTACCGTCTAAAGGATCTTGATCTGGAGCATCATTGCTTGCAGTATATGTAAATGTTGGAGTAGTGACCCAGTTACTCAATACTAACCCGGTTGCAACACCAGCAGCATACAATGTCGATACGCCACGCACGCTTGTATTGAACCCAGCAGCAGTAACAGGTGTTCCGAGAACGTTAGTTAATTGAATGTCGCCGCCAACTGAATGTGTAAACACAATTGCGCCTGCACTGTTGGTTGTAGCACTAACGTAAGGAATGTTGGCAGCACTAACTGCGGCAATAAAGTCAGCTGTTGTGGTTCCAAGCAATTCAGCAGTAGCAGTTGTTAATGCTGCTGTACCAGGTTGTGTAGCACTTATTGTGAATGTATTACCAGATACAAACGGTCCGGGGGTGTCGTCGTCGCCAGTAATTTCTGTTGCACCGGTTGCAAATCGTTCAAAAATAGTAATGCCGCTTGTGGTATTATTTAAAGTGTCAACAAGACCGTATGTAGCTCCAGAAGCAATGCTGGTTCCGCCACCACTTGGATCAAGGGCATAAATTGCGGCTGCGGTTGATGTATACAATGGGCTAGCCTGTTGTACAAACAATCCCAATGTGGCATTGTATTTTTTAACTGACAATGCAGCACCAGAATTAACTGCTGAAATCTTTTGCCATACACTTCCGGTTGGATGCGGTTGAGTTTGTGTAGAACCCCAACGTGGAGCACTATAACTTGGTGCTGGCAAATAAGCAGGAGCATAGTACTCGTCGGCAGTGATACCCAATGTTGTCAACGGTGTGCCTGTTCCGGCAGCTACAGAAACAATGCCGCCATTGCCTGTGCTGCCATCATTGGTAGCAGTACTATCAGCATACATGTATAGTTTGCCGCCGATTGTGGCAGCATATACACCAGTAATTGCTGCTGTGTTGATTGCATCAGCAACACCGTCAACTGTGTTGTTGGGGCTGACAGGAACTGTAATTAATGTATCGTTTACAGTGAATGTATTTCCTGCTGTTAACGATACCGGAGCCAATGTGCCTGCAACTGTGGGCCACGCAGTTTTCCAGTCGTCACTACCAACCAATACCCATGTATTGTACAGGTCTGACAATGCTGTTTCGCTTGTTTGTGCAGAAGTTGGTCCGCCACGCTTGTAATAGCCTGGGTTAAATGTACTGGTTGCTGTGATGGCATAGTCGCCAATACTGCCAACTGTTTGTAAAGGAACGCTAGTGCCAACTTCTAATTGTGTTGTGCTTGTGATCACAATTGGTGCTTTGACTGTAAAAGCACCGGTAGTCTGGTTCCACTCAAAAATACCCCATTGCGAGTTGGTGGTGTCTAACCAGTATGTGTTGTTGTTTGGCGAGCCTGTTGGACGAGTTAATGTGGCTGTTAGCTGTGTTAAGTCAATGTCAACACGCTGTACATACACACGGTTACTTGCACCCAATGCAGAGTAAGCAGCTAGTAAACCGTATTCATTTAATTCATAACCGTTGATTGGGGTACCAGCAGTTGTTTTATAGAAGAACGGATTACCGTATGTGGCAGCCAAGTCACGTTGACTTGTAATCAAATATACTTTGTTAGCATTTGCAGCCAATGTTCCCGGTGCTACGCCTGTGCCTGCTGCACTGGCTTTGTTTTGGGCTGTTGACAACAAAATATATGGTACTGAATTGGTAGCAGCAGGAATGTATTGACTCTCGTCGACAATCGTTACTTCTACGCCTGGTGATGTTAATGCCATGGTCTGGTCCTTTTCCTAGTTGCTAATATTTAGCACCTAAACAGAAAAACCATTGTTATGCTTCCCTTTGGCAAAGGTTTTTATGGTAAATATACCATGGAAAGACCAATTTGTACTGCTTGCAATCAACGACCGTGCGCTGTTAATTACTACCGTGACGACATAGCACACTACAGAACACGATGTGATCCTTGTGTCAAGAAAAAACGTCGTATAAAGCCAGCAGTGGCTCGGTGGCAAGCAGCCGGCTATAAGAAAAAAGCCACATGTGACAGATGTGGCTTTAAATCAAAGTATGCGGCTCAGTTACTGGTGTACCATTTAAACGGCAACTTACACAATTCAAACATAAACAATTTAAGCACTGTATGTTTAAATTGCACTGTTGAAATCAAAAAGTCTGATTTACCATGGCAGCCCGGGGACTTGTTACCAGACTTGTGACTTGGTTATACAAATCATCAAGTGTGCCATTGTTGTCCAGCACTGCATCAAACTCAGTGTTTATCCAGGAGTATTCACTGGCATGGATATTGGATGAATTTAAATGCCGTTTGCCCAATGAAAATCTTGGATTACGATTACCTGCCATGTAATTTTTAGCATGTTCTAACCAGCTGGGTTCTGAGCCACGCACTACACGCACTACAATTCCGCCTTGTGATTTAATTGCTTTAATCTCATTTGGGAAACGACAGTCACTGACAACAACTTTATCTTGGCTATTGCGTAGTTTATTTTCTAACGATGCAATCCATATATCGTCATGGAATCCTCGTCGGCAAACTTCTGTGCCCCATAGTTGTAGCAT